CAATTGAACCTCTCCCGATGCCAAATCGGTGCTGGTGTCAATATCCACCATTTCATTACGTTGAAGATCGACAATAAATGATTGCCCTTGGATTGTTCCCGCGTTCAGATACAGCGGCAACGGTCCTGTGTATCCGCAATAGTATTTCCCGTTTACAAACGTTCCTGACATGTTATGCGGGTAATGCTCCCGCCAAGTGGATTCCGGGATAATCCCCTTCGTCACATTACGCGCTCCCGAGCGAGAAACGTGAATCAATCCCCTGCTTGAAGCGTACAGCACCCCACCGTCATCCGCGTTCGTTGCGCTGCGAACAGATGAACAGCCGTAACTTCCTGGAATCCGGTTCGAGGTCATGCTATCAACCGAGGTTCCCGTTACGATGTAGGCGAATCGTTCTGTGAGCACATACAAGTCATTGTTCACCGGAACCAGCGCGACGATAACGGAATCAAATGCCATTGAGTACGCTTCCGGCCATGCGTGAGCTTGGTTCTCCAGCGAGAAATACAGCGTGTTATCCACTGACCCGGCTAATGCGCCGTTCGAGAGCGCAACCAGATTTTTCAGTCTGGCCGGTGGCTCATCCCAAGTCATCAACAAAGGGGAGGTCTTGTAAGAGGGAATCGCGGCGCCCAAGCTTTCCTCTGCAACATCGTCCGATGCGCTTGTGTCGCCGTAATCCACTTCTTTGACAAAGCGATACTCAACGGTTTCATTCCCAACCGCAGAACGATAAATTCGCAGCTTACCGCCCGTCGTGTAATAGCCGGTGTGCGTTTGAGAGGGGATCGTAATGGATACGGCTTGCCCTAGCATCAGCCCCGAAACCGTATCAGGGTCGCTTGGTGCTGATTCCATTTCAATGCCATCGTGGATGAATACGTTGGTAAACACATACGCACGATCAATGATCGCATCACCCGACCCCCCTGCCCCTGCCGACACAGTTAGTGCCGTTGTCGGAGCGGGAACCCCTAGCGGCCAGTAGGTAGCGGGAAGCTCTGTATCAGTCGGCCATGTCGTTCCCAACTTGCCGCCATCCGGCCAAATCGTATAGGCGGGATACTGATCGTCACTTGAATCTACGTGTGCCGAAAAATACAGCCAACTCGAATCGATGGCCGTTGAGTTTCGTTCCACAAAGGAAGCGGGACGGGTTGAGCGCATAAAACGGCCAACCGTATTGCGAATAATGAGGTTCCCACTCGTGGCATCGGCTGCAATGGTTGCTGTGCTTGTGCTGTCAAGTGTCGCGTTGTAATCGTTAACCACCGTTACCGCGAAATCCGTTCCATTTAGGCCCGCTTCCGCTGTTCCGTTAAACGATACCTTATCCCCCGATACTAGGCCGTGACCGATCCCGCCCTTGATCTCAATGCGCAAAGGCGTTTCACGATAAACCACGATAGTTGACGAACCCAACGGTGTCGCGCTATCCAGAAAAATCAAATCGCCCGGATCGCCCGCTCCGGCTGTGCTTCCATTGCCTAGCGTGACAACCGGCGCGGTTCCTGTTTGGGTCGTGACCGATGAAATGCTGGTAGAAACAATAGCCCCTTGTGCGGGACGGCTCTGAATGACGTTAACCCCAGCAACAAAGTTGTAGTAATTGTACGTGTATCCGCCATCACCCAGCGGGTTACTCAACGTCGTTACATAGGAGCCGGTCATGCTGGCGATCGGGACAATACAGTTGTCTCGAATTGAGTGACGCCAGCGATGAATCGCAAGCAATTGTTTGGTATACGTTCCCGGCTGCGTGAAATACACGCTCCCCGGCATAGGGGCAAGAAGGCCATCATCAAGAACGCAGTTTGTCGCTACCTGGGCATACCCAGAGGGGAGAGATTCAGGTGAGAGGTAAGGAAGTCGGCCTTTAAACTGCGGATCGTGGATCATGCGTTCTTAAGGCCAGCCGAGATTCGTGCCGGACCTTCCACAAGCCGATAGGCGCGATTGGTCGTTGGGTTGCGAATCTCAAATTCATAAACGGCTTGCGTTGTTGCCGCCTCAATTGTGCGAATGTTCGCCTCAGTCAGTCGGAATGAAGCTTTTGACGTAGAGGTATTTATCGTCACATGCCCGGAATCCACGTCGTTTTCGACCAAATAAGCCGCGTCCGTCGCATACTCCTTTACCCATATCGTGCCTTCGGTAAAGTCGGTCGCATCAAACGTCTCCGATTGCGGATCGTCATTATAAAGCGGGACCACCATTACAAAGTCCTGCCCCGCGTTTAGCAGAATAGGCACTTTTGCTAGCGCGCTCATTCTTCCTCCGACACAATTGAAACGGGCACCACCACATTGCCCTCAAGGATTGTCACCGCCACCTCTACATCCGGCTTGGTGTAAACCTCGTCCAACGGTGGAACCGGAATGTCAAATAGCCACCACATTAAGATGCATCCTCAAGTCCGGTGATTGTCTTGGTCTGAGCAGAGGCCGGGGTATTAACGGTAAGCGCTGTCGTTGCTTGGTCTGCTTCATAGATCGTGGTTACGCCCGTCGTGCGGTTAATCGATACCTTCGTCCAACCAAGCAGCCCTGCAACTTTTGCAAAGGTCTTGTCAGCCCATCCCGTCAAGCTCAGCGCCGTCCATTCCGCCTCCACTTGGGTTGCGGTAAAGTTCAGGAAATGCGCAAGCGCCGCCAACGGGCCTCGCGTTCGTACGTCATATTCAGCTTGGGAAACAACAATGAATTCCGCCCCAAATTCCAAATTCGAAGACGTAGCGCCATCAACCGACAACACAAGTCGCCCGTATGTATTGGTATCCGTTGTATCCAGGTGGACGCGATACCAACCCTTGCGGTCATGTGCCACCGCCGTTCCGCTATTTCTTACCGCAAACGCCGCGTTCGCCTTCGACAAATAAACAGTAGGCGTTAACCCTTCGTTCGGCGTAACGCCGTCGCCATCGCTTAACGCGGGGCCGATCTGAACGTATTGCGCGGTATCCTTGATTACATAGCCACAAAAAGGCATTCGGGAACTCCTACTCTTCTGAAATTACGTAAGGGAAAGCGCCAGTCCATGCGTCAATGGCGGCAATCCAATCGGGGTCGAAGTGATATGTGTTTTCAGTCCCGCGATACTGGTTAGGCGTGAGATACAACCCTTGCATGGGCATCCCCCCATACGGCAGTGACGCGGTTACGGTCGTGACCGGCGTTGAAAGCATGGTCAACGCCTCTTGCGGGCTTATCTCGTAATCGTGATAAGCGTTGGGCGAACCGTCCTGACATTCCTGAAAAATCGGCACAATCCCGTTTAGCGGTCTGTGAATCGTGTTCCAAGCCGACGAACGCGACGTAGGACGCCAATACCAATGCGGCGGCGTAAATATGTCAGGACCGGTTATAAACAGATTGTTTTGCAGAATCGTATCGCGAACGCTCTGCGCACGAGCCTCTGACAACGTATTGCACGGATACGCCAACGGCCACGCTGAGCCCATTTGCGTTCGCATCTCGGTTAGTAAGTTGTTATAAGCGTCGATCCAAACCTGTTCCGTCCAGCCAGACCACGGATGATTTAGCGCTGTGTCGCGAACAGCCGTTTCCATGCACGAAATTAATTGAAAGCTTGATTCCGACCCGGCATAACGCAATGCAAATTGCCGCCAAAACTCGACAAATCCATCAAATATCTTTGTTTTCCAAATACAGGCAACGCGCCTCTGGCTTCCGTTGGTTGTCGAGGTTCCCGCTGAAAACGCATCGCTTGAAGGATCGTAATACATGAAATCTTCGTTCATCGTGCGCCACCCTGACGGTGTTGCAAGCGCGTAAGAACTTGTGAACGTTTTGGGCTCTATGCGAAAGAATACTTTTTTCCCCGCCGCCGTTACGTCTTCGAGCAGTCGATCAACGTAGGTCCAGTTGTATGTAGCTGGGCTTCCTGCCGTCTGAACGTCTCCCCAGTAAAAGAACGTTCCCAGCGAAACGACTTTGGGCGAATTGATGGCCCACGAGAAATAGGATACTTGTTGCCACGCATCATCATTGATGATCGATTGCCTTGGCAGCGCAACGCCGAACCCCGGCCAGTAGGAAATACCCGTGGTTTTCCACAGTCCATCCCCTTCGCCGCCGCCGCCATCACCGTCTACCGCAACTTGATTGGAAATACGAAAGTTCGAGAAATTAACCGCTGCATCCGACGTGATATCTAGCTTGAGATTCGCCAAATCGCTGTTGCTGATTACAGACGCTTTTTCAGCATCGGTTAGCCGAAATTTATCTGTTCTGAACGTTGAACTTGAGTAATAAAGCGTTTCCGTTCGATAGGTCGTTGCCGCTCCCTTAACCGCTACCGTTACCGTCGCGTCAGTAGAAGCGGACTGAGACGCATCAAACGTCATTTGCCCAATGCGGGCTTGTTCCGTTACATCCGTTCCCGCGCTTGTTATGACGCGAAACTGAAGGTTTGACGCGGTATAGTTGGGGTTGCCCGTTGTCGTTATGTTCGCGAGAATGGCCGGATCGATTAACAGCGACGCCGTAACAGGAGAGCCATTTCGAGTAGGCGTTACCGTAACAGTCGCCCCCTCGATGTCCGTTCCGCTTTGCATAAGCTGGAGCGTGACCGTAAGCGGGATATCGCTCGTAACACGCGCCACCGATGCACGTACGTTGGATATGTAAACCTCTTCTGTAGAGGTGATACCGAGCCGTACCGTATCCCAAGCAGAAAACGCCGCCTTTACCCCCGTAGGGATAACGACTTTCACCGTTCGAAACGCGGTCTTTAAATGAACCGTCGTTGACCAGCGAGCCGTTGCGCCTTCGTAAATCGTCACCGTAATCGGCGTGTTGATCGCCGCGATAATCGCGGGGAGCCTCATACCACCCACACCGTAAACGACATGTAAACAAGATTGCTTGGGCTGATATCAACAGATGGCAATCCAAGAACACATTGGTTGTCATTGGATGCCGCGACGGACTGAATGTATTTCGCGGTTGTGGAAGTCGAATCATCCACCGCGTCAAACAACGAGCCTTCAGTTGTGGTGTATCCGCCCGTATTCGACACGTCGGAGCTGGGACGAACAAGGGTCGCCATTACGGGGCCTTACGTCCGCGAATTTCGATTTCAATGTCATACGATCCTGGAGTGGTTAGTTCCTCCATCCCCAGCACGAAATTACCGGTCCCGTAAACATACGTTGTGTCATCCGGCGTTGCGTCAGCGACCATCGTTTGCAAGTTCGTTGTCGCGTCATCACTGGATCGCGCAAAACTCCCCCCGTTAGATACGGTAGACGACGGCGCAACAGCGGATGCCGCCCCGCCTCCTGGCGTCCACGGCTCGGCCCCCGTCGTTGGCGAACCGATCAGCACAACGTCATAGGAGCCCTCAGTTGCCGTAATATCGCTGGTGTCAGAAAGCGGAACGTACGTGGTTAATGTTGGTCCCGCCGTTACATCAAGTGGGTCAACTTGCGTCAGAATTTCGTTTAGCTCAGACTCGGTAAACGAGTCGCCAATCAATATCCATGCCTTCGAAATCAACAACCCCGAAAACAACGTGCTGCCGTTGTAATCCGCGCCAAAATAATAATCAGCACGATTCCCGTACGGTCCCGCCGTTCCCACGCCAGAAAACGCGGTGGAGTTCCAGCTTCCTGTGGTCGGGTTTTCGGTAAGCTTCGTCACCGTCGATCCCAACGTTCCAATCCATGCCTGAAAATTGTTCGACGCGCGCTGAACGGCTAATATTCGCCAATTCGAATCCCCGCAAGCCGCCGGATCAGATGCGTTAGGGTTGATATACGGGCCAGTTGCCCCAGACCCCACCCACGCATACGCACGACGACGTAAAGCCGCCGTACCATGGCCGTCTCCATACACCCCAAACCTAAGCCCAGGCGTTGCCGTCCCGTTGACGTTCAGAAAATAGGCGTAAGAAGCCGTTGGCGCGGTTGGGGCTTGGTAGACAAAACCTATCGACCAATCCGCTGCACCAGGATCAAGAGAGGCATTCTTAACAATTTTGGCGAAATTAGCGGTGGTAATCGTAATTGACATCTATTTCCCCTTAAATGCCTTGTCTAAAGCGCTTTCCAAAATCTCGCCGATCTTTTTCGCCTCATTCATCCGTGCCGTGGTCGATTGCAAATAGCTCGAAACAAACTTGGTGAATTCAGCCGTTCCCACCTCAAACTCCTCGCCGCTCACCACGAGCTTGACCGAAACACTGTTTGATGCGCTGAGCAGATCAAGAAGCTTTTGGCACTGCGCTGCCGTGGCTTCTGCGTTGGCAAGCTGATCCAGCTTTTGCTTAATCCTCGCGGACACCATCATTTCCATGGCCTCATTGGGATGAACTCTTCGCGGTAGGTGAAGGCTTTTCGCGCCCGCCGATTGGCGTCAACGACTGATGCGTTGAATTGGCGGTAATACATCATCCCTTTCCCTTCGTCCGACCACGGCTTGTTTGGGATTCGAAACAGGAACGCCAACGCGCCGTATGAGACGCTTTTTCGCCAGTCCAGATAAATTTCATCCGCCACCCGGTCGCCGCTGACTTTGGGCTTTAGGCTTACGCGAATGTCGATGTAATCGTTGGCCGTGGTATCCGGGACATAAGCCAATACGATCTTGATATCCTTATCCCGATCCACGTAGTAATACGATGGGGTGCTTTCCGTTGTTTCCCAGTTGTACAGCAGCAAATCAAGCTCGGTCGGCGTCTTAGGCGTTAGCTCTTTGTCGTTGTAGCTAACCCGCAACACGTTGTGGATGCGCGAGTAGTTGTTGGGGGGAAAGATGTCATATCTCGCCACCCCGTCAATCGACGGCATGGGATCGAGCGTTTCGGTCCAATAATCTGTTCGTTCACAAAACTCAATGCACGCTTGACGAATCGCGTTCTCCGCTACCGGCTCGGCCACTCCAGGCGCAAATGGCAACACTTCCGGCAGAAATTCGCTGAACTCAACCGTCATAAGCTGCCCTCTCGCGCTTTAGCAACAACTCGGCCTTCAGCGTCTTTCTGAGCGCCTAGTAGCCCAAAGAACGCTTGCAAGTGCCTGTCGGTCTTTGCCTGATTGATAGCCGATTCCGCTGAGCGGGAAAATGATCGATACAAGCACCACTCGATTAAGGCGGGCTGGTACTTGTCGTTAAGAACAATGTTGTCCCCAAGCTGTGTTAGGTCCGTGGGATTGGTAAAACGCACCATTTCCACGTAAACCGCCGTCGTTGCGTGAGTCCTGGGGTAGTTGTAGAAAATGAGTGGGTTATCTTTGGAATACACCCAGTGCTTAATCGTCGTAGATGCCGCTGATGTGTGCCAGTTAGGAACGTATTCGTCTAGCTCTTGGCGGGAAATCAGCGTAATTCGACGCCCTGGCGTCGTTCCGTTAGATCCGAGATTGCGCGTAATATCCTTGATGCGAACCGTGCTGCTTGGCGCAGACTGTTTTGTCTCACTTGCCGTTAACTGAACAGAACCGGTCGTCATGCTCGCATCGGGGCGCACGATACACACCGCACGACGCGCTTCGTTTAGCCATGTCAGCAGTTGCGCCGCCGTCCACGTAACCGCGCCGTCGTTTAAAACTTCCGTAACGCGATTAGTTACGTCGGTTCCGACCACGCCTGACTCCTAGCTTTTCCAACACTTCATCTTTGTCTTCCGATACCACCACATCACCCTCAACCGCTTGGTTGATTTGATCGATAGTCGGATTGCCCTTGAGCGTTTTGCGATAAGACGAAATCGCAGCTTCTAATTCACGCGGGGAAATATCGCCACGCTTGGCTAAGCACGACAAAAGAACGCTCTTTTTGATCGCAAGAACGTAGCTGTATGTCGTCTTGTTCTGCGCCTGCTTAGGCGGCTCCCCCCAGTACGGCTTCATGTCATCCCGCTTTGCCAACTCTTCCGTATACGGATACAGCGTTGACGGGTTGCCATGGTGCGCCAAGAACTTCGGCGTTCCCTCTTGCATGTCGCTCTCCAAATTAAAAAGGGGGTCCGAAGACCCCCTCAAGGTTTAGGACGCTGGGTATTCCCAGACTCGCCCATCTACGTGCCGACCGAAGATGAAAAGCTCGAAAATCGCTGCGTCCAATGCGTTGTTCACAGTGATAGTCAAGTCTTTCGTTGCCGGGTAATACTTACCCGAGGCGTACTCTTCAGTGGTTGCGGCTTGGCCGGTAGAAGTTGCCACTAGCGAATTGAGGTTTGCGCCATCAATCCACCCGTCAATATCAATCGCCGTATCTGCGTCCGTATGGTCGCCCACGTCGATTGTTGCCGTTGCCCCTTCTACGGTCGTGCAATAGACAATGACTCCCTGGATAAACGTACCAGCAGGAATTGCCGTCACCTTATGCAAGGCCGCGCCAAGGTTGGTTGCCGATGTGTCAATCTCGATCTTGTGGCAGAACGTACCGTCAGCCGAACGAGTTGCCCAAATGTCATCCAAGGTAGAGGACATATCAACTGAATAAGCCATCTTTTAGTCCTCCTTAACCGTTTTTTGCATACAGCTCAACAATGCCGTCCGTCTTGATGACCTTGGAGCCATACAAGAACAAACCGCGCATGTAAGAGCCGAATGTATTACTCAACCGACCCGTTTCGTGGTTGGTTGCCTGACCCGCGAAGGTCAGCGCCGACTTATGACCTGCGAACACGCGATAAGCGGAATCCGCCGACACATAAGGCAGTTGGTTGGTGGTGTAGATGGTGAACTTGTTGATTTCGCCCAATACTTTGGTGCGTAAAACAGACTTGTTGTCACCTGCTAGGCTGGCATCTTTGAGATCCGATTTCGAAATCAGCCCGCAAAACGTAGGCGGCAACAACAACCAACGACCATCTTGAGAAAAGTTGTACTGATCCAGCACCGTACCCATATCCACGATGTAATCGAGAATATTGGTCTTATCCAGAGACACCGCAGAACTTGTGGTTCCGAAGTTGAACTCATCGTTAATCCCCGCCGCCGTACCTTTGGTGTTTGCGGTCAATTGCGTGGTGATGCTGCCCAATACCTGAAGGTCGGTCGCAATGTCCAATTGCTTGGCCGCGTCGTCCGTGAAATCTTCCATCAGGTCAAGGTCGGTTTGGTACTTATGCACGTCGTCTACAACAACGCCGTACCATTTGGCTTGGTCGATCTCCAGGTCTACGGTCGTATGAACAAGCGCCTGATAGTCCAGGTTCATGCCCACTTCGTAGTTGCTAATGCCCACGTCCGGTTTTACGCGGATGCGAACTTTATCGCCCTTGGATTTAACTTCCGATGTGTTTTCGTCCCGGCTCTTTATCCGGGCGCCTTACGATTTCTCGCAAGTCCAGACTATATCTTCAGCGATTTAGGCTTTCTCGGCTTAATGTCCTTGCCGCGTCCGCACTGCGAAGCCCGATGGCTCCGAGAGTGTTCGCGCCTATCCATAAGCTCAAGATTTTCTATGCGATTATCAAGCTTGTTGTGATTTTTGTGGTGAACTACTTCGCCATCCAACAAGCACCTACCAAGATGTATTTCCATAATCAGCCGATGTTCACGAACATAACCATTTCTTGCTCGAATTTTGCAAGCATAGTCTTTTGGTGGCCTGACTAGTCGATATCCGTTATTGGATATGGTGTAGCCTTTATGGAAATTATCGTTCAATTTTCGCCCAAAACGCCTTGCAGACTTATGAACAGTCGCAATCGACACGCCAAGTTGCTCAGCGATATCTGCCGTCCGGGCACCGCCGTCTAACAGTGGAAGCACTCGGCGACCAATCCGTAACGCGCTAGGCTGCTTTCTATCAATGCCAAACTTGTTCATCCAATTCATAACAAGTTTTTTGGATACGCCGTATTTGTCGGCGATCTTTTTCATTGACTGTAGGGTTTGATAATCCAACTCAAGCTGAGTTTTATCAGCAAAAAATTTACGCGCCACCATGATAACTGTTCTCCTATACAGGAGTTTAGTGTATCGCCCTTTGGTGGCACTTGCTATCGCTGTCCCGCGCTCGTGTCCATTTCTCCCAGTTACGGGGTACTTTGATTAGTCGTTGAACCTTCACCCTGTTTCCAGGGCGCTTGGCTGCTGATTGCCCAATCCAATCTCTTTTCAAGCATTCGCGCTTGGCTTTTCAACCTACGCTGTAGCGGCTTGGCTCTAAGGGGTTCCCAGCAATTCACGGGATTTAAACAGGGCTAGAATTAACCCTGCCAGTTGGTATTCGCAATCTCACTGAATACCGTTGCTTTGTAAAACTTCTCATCAACTTTCGTTGAATAGATCGGTGACGGAATTGTCACCGCTGTGATAGTGGGATGCCCACTCGATAGCGTAATCGCCATGATCGTATCCTCATGCCGACACGCTTAAGAGTTACCTCAAAGTTTGCGGTAACGTCCCATTGCGCATCGCGGCATTTATACGTTCACTCAACTGCGCCCACTCCTTAGCATTGTTAAGACGGTAAGGGGTCGATTTATACAGGTCATATTCTTCCTGCGTGATCGGCTTTTCCTTTGGTGGCGTCTCTCCCTGGCCCGTTACAGAACGGTTAGGGAACGTCTTCGGCTTGGGCACAGAACCCGTCTTGTGCCGGTGAAAGACGCTGAAAATAGACAAGGTTTTATCCACGTTGCGCGATGACTTGTTTTGCTCAAGCAGCTCGCGATAGGTGAATGGTGATCCTTCTGGGGAGTTGTTATCGATCCACGCATTAAACTCATCGCTTACCGCATATTCACGAATGGGAACCTCTTTCATTTCCCCTTTCGCGAACACACTGTTAACGAATTGCTCGTGCGTGAGATTGTCGTAATTTCGACCCACGTTTTGAACCGTTGATGCCAGCTCCTCAACTTTCGTCGATTTGTCTGTCACCATTCGCTCAAGTTTGTTGATGCGATCTTGTAGCTTGTCGTTCAACTCAGTTAGGGAATTGATCGTTTTTACAAGCTCGTGATCTTCGCCAAACTCGGCAGAAAGTCCGTGCGTGTCCACTCGAGTACGGTCGCCTTGCGCCTTAAGGTCTGCAATCTGGTCCGTTAACTTCTGAACCTGAGATTTCATTTCTTGGGCTTCTCGCTCAGCCGCTTGCTTGGCTCTGCGATCTTCCGCTACCGTTCGGTCGTGATAGTCTTTTAACGATTTAAACCGCTTTTCTCAGTCCTCGGAAGGTTGTTGTGCAACGGGTTCCGGGGTCGGATCAGGCGTTTCAGCCTGTTCGAGCGATTCAGGCTCTTGTTGCTCCTGAGACTCTTCCTTTGTCATTTCCGCAAGAAGCGCTTCCGCTTCCTCTTTTCGCTTTCGTACTGCTTCCGGCAACATTTTTTGCTCCTTTTCCAGCCGATACAACGCGATCCCGCACCATGCAGGGACGTTGCTTTCGGGATTGGGGAAAGTCAGGGCGCGGAACAGAATCGGGGTCCAGTTGGGCCGATTCTTACGCCGATTGACCTTGTAAGTATTTTCGATACCGCTTAAGGGTCTGCGCAGTCCCTTGGGCACGAAAAAGAATGTGAGGGTCCGATGCGTTATCCTGCATCTCTCGCGTCGCTTCCAAATCTCGTTCAAAGATTTTAAGGAGAACGCGCCCCTCGAAAGATTTTCCTAAACCTTCTAGCGCTTCACGCTCATCAACAGACAGCTTCATGTATCAATTATGATACCGCCGCACTAAACGGCGTTGCTTCCGTTCCTGATGTGGTTGTCACGCCACGAACCAACCATGTATTTGTCGCAATGTCTATCAGCTCAACCCAATCGCCCACCGCTTGCCCGCCCGTCGTGGTGCCGTTAAGCGTAATAGTGTCGGAATCTACGGCGGTCGGCCATGGTTGCGCTAAATCCGGCGTGTCACCCGTCGAATTCGTGATGATGTTGCCATACATTACATCGGTCGCGTCAGCTACATTAATAATGTGGTTGCTTGTATTCACCGCAGCAACCACAAACAAAAACCGTGCGCCCGAACCGGTGGCTGCTGGCAATGTCTGCGTATACGCAGACCCGGTGCCGGTCATCTTCAGAACTTTACCGTCGTGCGTCGCTTCGGTTATCGAGGTTGACCCGCTTAACGTTACAAGCCGCCCCGACACATCAGCAACCCGATTAAGTTCCGCAGCCGTCGCGGTGACGCCCGTTAGAATATTTAATTCAGCAGTTGACGACGTGACCCCATCCAGCTTGTTCAGTTCTGCCGCCGTCGAAGTCACTTCCGTTCCAAGCCCGCTACCCAGGAAAAACCGGGTTGCTCTTGCTTTTGCGAATTTCGCATCTTCACGCCATGACATAGTTAACGCTCCTTATTGCGGTCCCATCGGACCTAAAGCCGGTTGTTGCCCCGGCGGTTGTCCTGGTTGCCCAGGGGGTAAACCTGGAGGCCCAGGTGGTTGTAACTGCTGCTGCAACTCTTCCTCGTCCGGCACAACGTCCGGCATATCCGCCGCCTCGAACGCGCCGCGCAACATTTCCGCCCGCCCATCCGGACCGATAATTTGCATATCCAACGGATTTGCCGTGGCTTGTAGCAGCCGGTCACGTTGCATTTGAGCCGATTCTTTGTTGAGCAGAACCTTGCTGCCCATTGAGACGGGGATAAGATCGCCCTTAGCGGAGGGATCAGGATGGAATCTCATGTTGTATTCGTACAATCGGCTCAGGTTGTCCTCAATAACATCCATATCGATGAACCCAAGAACTTGCCGCAAACCCTTAGCAGATGCGCCCATCAACATCGACAGCCCGCCCATCGTCGCGCCAGCGCCTTTTGCTTTATCGCTGCCGTACGTGTACCGAGGGATCGCGCTAACCTCGTCCGCCATGTTGTACCAGTGCTGAATAATCTGTAGGAATTCGGCGGCGTGTGAATCGATGTTGTAGACCCGCAGAATCGGCGCGTTACCACCAGTCGGATCGGGCTTGCCCTGCCACAGTCGCCATGGGTAAATGCTCAACGGCTCATCATCTGCCAGCCGCTCACCTATCACCTCGATCATCGGACCAGAGGCTAGGCCCATGTTATTTGCCAATGACCGAACCGCGACATTGATAAACATTTGCGGATCGCGCACGATCTGAGTGATCGAACGCCCCCATATCGACCCCGGCATTTTCTCGAAGCTTGTAAACGAATACGGGCGGCGGCCCAGCATG